GCGGAGGCGGTGTCTGCCCAGCACTCACCGATGGCCCCACTGCGCTTGGCGTTGGAGGGAAAGCCACAGGTGACTCGAACGTTCGCAGGGAGAGACGCACCCACGGCATCAAAGAAGGGGCGCAGTTCACTCACGGCGGCTGAAAGCCAGTCTTCACGGTTGGTAGTTGTCATTGCATTTTCTCCTTGATAGTGATTGTACAGTGTTTGAATGGATGGGGTCAATAGTTGCGAGAGGCTTGGATTCGGGCCACGTACTCACGGGCTGAGACCCGGCGGACAATGGCGTGGAAAGAGACACAACCACAGCAGTCGTGCTCATGGCGGCAACTACTGCGGGACAGGGTGCTGGCGATGGCGTAAGACAGGTCTGTCTTGCGGTGAGATGAGGGGGCGATCACCCGCTGGGTGAAGGTGTCCGTGTCATCGGTGCTGGCGACCATTTTGAGGGGCAGAATTTTCACCGCCGTGCCAGCGTCCCATTCGTCCTCATGTGACCAGCCCAAGGTGAATTTGTGGGTCAGGCGCTTGTAAACGTTGATCTGATGCATGATTTTTCCTTTCGGTGTTTAAACGGGTTGCACTGCAATACCCAGCACGCTGGGCATCACGGTGAAATCAGTTGCGGGTGCAGATGCCCTCATTGATCAGGTGCTGGGCCTGTCTGCCAAACCAGCCTTGCAGTTGCCATGCAAGGCCAGTGTCAATCAGGGTCTGCCAAGCTTGGATGACCTGATCCTCGGACTCGGCTTCAATAAACCCCTCGGCAATGCCGACTGCGTCATATGTGTTCATGATTGGTCTCCAAAGTGTGAATCAAGCGGCGTTCAAGATGTCTCGGATGGTCACGCCAGTGGCGGTTTTCACGATCGTCTCGGGCCACTCGCCAAGGGGCAGATCGGTCAGCTTTTCCAGCATCAGATCGATGTTGTCTTGCGATCGCAGGACACGGGCCACGCACTGGGCTTGCTGGTGGGTCACCATCGCCCGGGTCAGCACCTCGAAGTTGGTGCTGGAGGGGTTTTTGTTGAACTGTTTTTGGGCAGTCTTGAGGGCAGACAGGGCGAAGGCTTGCACGTAGGACAGGGTGATTTGCATGATGAGGTCTCCAGTGAAGTGCAACAGCGCACTGCAATGACCCCGGCTGAGGGTCATCACGGTGAGTTGTCAAGCAACGGAATAGCCAGCCAATTTCTGGCCCGTGACCCGTTCAATTCCTTTGACCAATTCGTCAAGGCTGTACGACTGAAACACAATGCCGCCGCCGTATTTTTTGGTGCTGTACTTGCGGCCCCCGATGGTGTTGGCAAGGCGCACGGCGATGGCGTAGCGGTCTGACAGGCTGATGTTGGACTCATATCCATGCACATCAAGGCTCAGGAAGTGGCACACATAGCGGGGGTTGCCGTTGATGTCGTTGGCAATGCGGGTAAATTCGATTTCGGACATGGTGTATTTCCAGTTGAGTGCGACATTGCACTGATATGCCCGTTGGGCATACCGCTGAAATGTCAGGCTTTGCGTTGCAGGTAGGCGAGGCGGTCACGCATGGCATCCAACTCGCAGTAAAGCTTGGCCACATAAGGGTCACTCATGTCACGGGCCACAAAGCGCAGGGTGTTGTAGATGTCACGCACCGCAAACTCGCATTGGTCTGCGGTGTATTCCCGCACCTTGTTGCGGAACAGGGCGGTCATTTCGGTGTAGGTCATGGTCAGGCTTTCAGATGTGGTTGATGTGGGCTTCAAACAGGATCTCGATGTAATCCCAATCGAGGCGGAACTCACGGGCGACATACCCGTTGGATGGGTGATGGTAGAAGGGCATGATCAGGCCTCCAGTGTGTCGGCAATCATCAGACGGGCCAGCAAGAGGGCATCCTCTTTGGTCAACAGCATGGATGCAAAGGGGTGCTTTGCGTCATAAGCCAGCACGGCACGGGCGTTGGCATCGGTGGGGTTGGTACGGTAGCGGTCAATGAGTTTTTGCATGGCAAGGTCTCGGGTAAGTGCAAGATGGCACTGCAATGCCCACAGCATGGGCATCACGGTTGCATCTCATAGGGGATGTTTTATCTAGCGTCACAGTGGACTGCTACAGGGCTAAACCCTGTCTGACTTGCTCCCAAGCTTCCCTTGGGTTTCGCCTCAGACCGACCTTATTGTGGGCCGTTCACTGCACTACTGCTAGTGCATGGCTGAATCATAGCACTACTGTTTAAACTACGTCAAACCTAATCCGACTAAACCGTAGGGTTATTAGTTCGAGGGCCAGTGAAGGGTGGGATCAAGCGCTCTTATTAGAGGGAATGGATGCACTGGGAGGGAAGCCAATAGAAGGGGCTACAAGGCGTTTTCAGGGGTTCAAGCTGGGGTAGGTGCAGGGCAGGTTTAAACGGGCCAGCATGGCCAGTGTGCAATAAGAAAGTTAACAGAAACTTATGCACAGCCTGTGGATAACCTGCACTTATCCACAAGAGCCTGTGGATACTGTGGATAACTTATGTAATACTAAATCATTGCAGGGGTGCCAAGCGGGTGGGGATCGTGGCGAGTTGAGGGGTGGGTGACAGGAAGGGGCGATCGGGGCTACAATGCGAACAGTGCTGTTTGTTTAAACAGTCTGTATGCAATCACAGGGGAACATCGATGAGCGATACAAAGCGGCCCGGACGGGCCACCAAAGATGAGTTGCTGGCGGCGCTTGAGGCGATCGAAGAAAATGACGGCCCGGGTGTCGGAGACGATCACGACCTGAGCGAAGCGGAACGGTTAGCCGCTCACGCAGAACCTCCGCAACGAAGAGTAGATGGACACCCCAAAGGGGTAGACACATACAGCAGACCCAAGCCACTGACGGCGAATCAAATGGAATTCACCAAGGGACTGATACAGGGGAAGACCATGCGACAAGCCTACAGAGACGCATACCCCAACGCCAAAGGGGATGACAGGGTGATCACTGCGGCGGCATACAGGGTCAGCAGAGACCCAAGGGTGCAAAAGGCACTGCAAGACGCATGGGGCGAGACCATCGAAGTGCTGGCAGAGGACGTGTCCGCAACGAAACGCTATGTGATGAAAGAGTTGTTGGCACTGACAAAAGCTGGCAAGCAGGAAGGCTCCCGGTTGAAAGCACTCGAGTTGATGGGCAGAGCCGCTGGCATGTTCCAGCAGACGCAAGCTGAGGCAGTGGAGAAGGTCAGCGCCGAGCAGTTGCGCAAGGAACTATCAGGTCACCTCAAGCTGTTGGACAACGTGAGGCCGATCAAGGCTGTTTAAACGTGGGGGAGGGCAACGGTCATCAGGGTCGGAGGCTGTGCGCTGGGGGAAATCGGCTGGATGGCGACCCCACCGTACCCGTACCCGCCTTGTGTGCGGCTGTCGCCCGTCATTCGCTTACGCTGGAATCCACACAAACAATCACATTGCTGTACACCCCCCCTTCGTTCGCATTTCCCCCACCCCCGGGGTATATATAAATTTTCGGAAAGGGCTTGCGAACGTTCGTTATTGCGTTTAAACTCTCGGAAACCGTGTAAACGACGCAACTGTCGCAACGTGGTGTATCAGGGGTATCTGGGGTATCAAGCGTTTAAACACATGCAAGAGAAACATCAATTAGTGCTGGACTTTGTAAAGGCGTACATCAAGTTGCATGGTGTAGCGCCTTCGTATGCTGTCATTGCCAAAGGCTTGGGGATGAAGAGCAAGTCGAACATTCACCGGATCATCCATAAGTTGGTGGATGAGGGATTGGTTGTGGTTAAGCCGTACAAGTTCAACTCGATCAAGGTGATCGATCGGAGTGTTCGGGAGGTTGCCTCTTTATGATGACTCGTGAAGAGGTGGAGAACTACAGATCTTTGATTCCGTTGGTGGATGACACGGAGCGTGCGAAGATCATGATGCTCCTTGAGTACGACAGGGTTGAGAAGTGCAAGGAGTCGTTCATTTACTTTGCGTCTCACATGTGGCCCGGGTTTATTTCGGGGAAGCACCATCAGATCATGGCCAACGCTTTTGAGCGTGTGGCCAAGGGAGAGCTGAAGAGGCTGATTGTCAACATGCCTCCTCGACACACAAAGTCGGAGTTCGCGTCTTATTTGCTCCCAGCGTGGTTTTTGGGGAAGTTTCCTGAGAAGAAGATCATTCAGACTGCACACACCGCAGAACTGGCTGTTGGTTTTGGCCGGAAGGTGAGGAACTTGGTCTCCTCTGAGGTGTTTAGCCGGGTGTTTGATACCAAACTGTCGTCGGATTCGAAGGCTGCTGGTCGCTGGAACACGGACGCAGGTGGCGATTACTTCGCTATCGGTGTTGGCGGCGCTGTGACGGGTAAAGGCGCAGATCTTTTGATCATCGATGACCCGCATTCGGAGCAAGAGGCCAAGCAGGGAAACCCCGCAGTCTATGACAACGTGTACGAGTGGTACACATCTGGTCCTCGTCAGCGTTTACAGCCCGGTGGTTCCATCATTATTGTGATGACACGTTGGTCTAAGAGAGATTTGACGGGTCAAATCCTGAAGAATTCCGAAAAAGACGGTGTAAACGACTGGGAAGTGATTGAATTTCCCGCCATTCTTCCTTCCGGAACCCCGTTGTGGCCTGCGTTTTGGAAGAAAGAGGAACTGGAAGCCATCAAGGCTGAGATTCCGGTCTCTAAATGGGAAGCGCAGTACCAACAGAACCCGACATCTGAGGAAGGCGCGATCATTAAGCGTGATCAGTGGCGCATTTGGGAGTCTGATAACCCACCGCAGTGCGATTACATCATTCAGAGTTGGGATACTGCGTTCGAGAAGTCCAACCGCGCAGACTATTCGGCGTGTACTACGTGGGGAATCTTCCAGCACCCCGATGAGAAGGGGAATGCCAAGACAAACATCATCTGCTTAGATGCGTTTAAACAGCGGATGGAGTTCCCTGAGCTGAAGCAAAAGGCTTTTGAGATGTACAAGGAGTGGGAGCCTGACACCTTGATCGTGGAAAAGAGGGCGTCTGGTGCGCCTTTGATCTACGAGCTGCGGCGGATGGGAATTTTGCTCGAAGAATATACACCGGGCAAGGGAAGCGATAAGATTGCGCGTGTAAACGCAGTCTCCGACCTTTTTGCCTCCGGGGTCGTCTGGTGCCCAGACACAAGATGGGCCGATCAGCTGATGGAGGAGATTGCATCCTTCCCCAACGGGGATCATGACGACCTTGTTGACTCAACAAGTCAAGCTTTACTGCGTTTTAGACGGGGTGGTTTCATCTCCATCACATCTGACGAGCAGGAAGACGAGAGATCTTATGGCCGACGGGCCGCGTATTACTAAGGATTTATATGGCGACAAACATTGACAAAGCTCTTTTCCAGCAACCCACAGGTATTGATGAACTTGCCGGAAACGAAGAGGCGATCGAAATTGAGATTATTGACCCCGAGGCAGTCAATATTGACATGGGGGACTTTGAGATCTCAATTGAAAAAGGTGAGCCCAGCATTGAAGATTTTGATGCCAACTTAGCCGAGTACCTGCCAGAAGGCGAGATCTCGTCTCTGGCCAGCGATCTGGACAGTGATATTGACAACGACAAAAATTCGCGCAAAGAGTGGGAGAAAGCCTACGTCATGGGCTTGAAGCTTCTGGGCCTGCAGATCGAGGAGCGCACCGAGCCTTGGGACGGCGCTTCGGGCGTGTTCCATCCCATGATCACAGAAGCAGTTGTAAGGTTCCAGTCAGAGACAATTACCGAGACATTCCCCGCTCAGGGCCCTGTACGTACAAAAATTGTTGGCAAGGAGACCCCAGAGAAAAAGGACGCAGCTATGCGCGTTCAAGAGGACATGAACTTCCAACTGACCGAGGTCATGCAGGAGTTCCGCCCAGAGCACGAGCGCATGCTGTGGAGCCTTCCCGCTACAGGCTCCGCCTTCAAGAAGGTCTACTTCGACCCAAGCATTGGCCGTCAAACGTCCATATTTATTCCTGCCGAAGACATCTTGTTGCCCTACGGCACCTCGGACATCCAAAGCTGCTATCGCGTCACGCACGTCATGCGCAAGACCGAGAATGAGCTTATCAAGCTCCAGCAGGCAGGTTTTTACCGAGATGTAGACATCGGCACCCCGGACAAGCACATCGACGAGATCAACAAAGCTAAGGACAAAGAGACCGGCTTTGCTGATTTAAACGATGAGCGCTACACACTGTGCGAGTCCCACGTTGACTTGGTCCTGAAGGGCGATCCTCTGTGCGAGGTGGACGAAGATGGAGAGCCAACAGGCGTTGCTTTGCCGTATGTCATTACATACATACGTGGCAACAATACCGTCCTGTCCATCCGCCGCAACTGGAACGAGGGCGACGACCTTCACATTAAGCGTCAGCACTTCGTGCATTACCAATACATCCCCGGCTTTGGCGCGTATGGCTTCGGTTTGTTCCACCTGATCGGCGGCTTTGCCAACTCAGCCACCAGCTTAATGCGTCAACTGATCGACGCAGGTACTTTGTCCAACCTGCCCGGTGGTTTGAAGTCCCGTGGTCTGCGCATCAAGGGCGACGACACCCCAATCGCTCCGGGCGAGTTCCGGGACGTGGATGTTGGCTCGGGAACAATCCGCGACAACATCTTACCGCTGCCTTACAAAGAGCCAAGCCAGACTCTGTATGCCTTGCTCAACACAATCGTAGAAGAAGGCCGCAGGTTTGCAGCAACCGCAGATATGAAGATCAGCGACATGGGCGCTAACGCGCCTGTGGGATCGACCCTTGCTCTGCTGGAGCGCCAACTTAAGGTAATGACTGCGGTTCAGGCCCGGGTGCACTTCACCTTGAAGCAAGAGCTGCAGTTGCTGGCCGCGATCATCCGCGACTACACAGACGAAGAGTACACCTATGAGCCGGATGGCGAAGCTGGCCCTCGCGCGAAGAGAAGCGACTACCGCCACGTAGACGTAATGCCCGTAAGCGATCCCAACGCAGCTACATTGAGCCAGCGAGTGGTGCAGTACCAAGCTGTAATTCAACTGGCGCAGGCTGCACCCGACATTTATGACCTGCCAAAGCTTCACCGTGGCATGCTGGAAGTGCTGGGCATTAAAAACGCAGACAAGTTGGTGCCTCTGGAAGAAGACCAGAAACCCACAGACCCCGTGTCCGAGAACCAGAACGTGCTTAAGGGTAAACCCTTGAAAGCATTCCAGTATCAGGACCACCAAGCCCACATCCAAGTCCACATGTCGGCCATGCAAGACCCAATCATTATGCAGCTGGTTGGCCAAAACCCCCGCGCTCCAATGATTCAGGCTGCAATGATGGCGCACATTGCTGAGCACGTTGGCTTCGGATACCGCCAGAAGATTGAGCAGCAGCTCGGTATGCCCCTGCCTCCAGAAGGCGAGCAGTTGCCGCCTCAGATTGAGCTCGCGCTGTCGGGAATGATGGCCCAAGCCGCGCAACAGGTGCTTCAGCAGAACCAAGCTCAAGCTGCCCAACAGCAGGCGCAGCAGCAACAGCAAGATCCTGTTGTGCAAATGCAACAGCAGGAGCTGCAGATCAAGCAGCAAGAGGTGCAGATCAAGCAGCAAAAAGCCGAGGCGGATGCTGCGATCAAGGCAGAAGAGTTAAAGATGAAGCGCGAAGAGTTCAAGGAAAAAATGGAACTCGAAGGCTTCAAAGCAGGGCAACAGGCAAAACAGGCAAATAACCGCCTGCAAGCCGAGCAGCAACGTGAAGGTGCTCGCATGAGCGCCGACATGGCAAAGAGCCAGCAAATGGCACCTCCTCAACCAATCAAAAGGTAAAACAAACCAATGATTTCCGACTTCGCACGCGTATTGCGCGAAAAAATACGCCACGACATGAACAACTACGCCGATGACATGGCTGGTGGTGCATGCCGCTCTTTTGACGATTACCAAAAACTCTGCGGGGTGATTCAAGGCCTAGCCATCGCAGAACGTCACATCCTTGACCTTGTTGAGAAAGTTGAGCAATCAGATGAGTGAAATCATTCTGCCTCCGGGCATTACATTACCCAAGCACATCCAACCCCTTGACGCCCCAGAGGCGGATGCGGGTACCGAAGAAAAAGCATCAGCGCTGCCTATCCCAACCGGATATAAGCTGCTGTGCATCGTTCCAGAGGTCGATGAAAAGATCGCCGGTACGAGCCTCGACCTTGTTCGAGATGCTGCAACCCTCCGCGCAGAAGAGCACGCCACAACCGTGTTGTTTGTGCTGCGGGTCGGCCCAGACGCTTACAAAGACACCGCCAAGTTTCCCTCGGGCGCTTGGTGCCAAGAAGGTGACTTTGTACTCGTGCGCACCTACACAGGTACGCGTTTCAAGGTGTTTGGTAAAGAGTTCAGGGTACTGAACGACGACCAAATTGAATGTGTTGTGCAAGACCCTCGCGGATACACCCGCGCTTAAGGAGCGAAAATGAGTGAGTTTAAATTCCCAGACGAGCTTGATGACGAGGCCACAAGCCAAGTCCAAGTAGAAGTCTCAACTGACGACGATGTCGAGGTTGAGATCGTTGACGACACGCCAGAGCGTGACCGGGGCCGCAAGCCCTTGGACCGCGAGGTGGTTGATCCAACGGACGAAGAGATTGACAGCTATTCCGATGGCGTTAAAAAACGCATCAAGGAACTTACTCATGCCCGCCACGACGAGCGGCGAGCAAAAGAATCTCTCCAGCGCGAGAAGCAAGAGCTTGAGCGCCTTGCACAGCACATGGTTGCAGAAAACAACCGTTTAAAGCAGTACGTCAATACCGGAACTGAAAAATACGCAGAATCTCAAGTGAAGATTGCGGAGACCGAGGTTGAGCAAGCCAAGCGCCAACTGAAGGCGGCGACCGAGGCTTTTGATACTGACGCAGTCATTGCGGCGCAAGATGCCCTGATGGACGCAAAGATGAAGTTTCAGGCGGCAAAAAATTTCCGTCCAGAAGCTTTACAAATCGAAGAAAATGAAGTACAAACTCAAAAAACGCAAGTACCACGTCAAGAACTAGACGATAAAACTGTTCGCTGGCAGGCAAAAAACCAGTGGTTCGGTTCTTCGGGGTACGAGGAAGTTACCAGCTTTGCACTAGGGCTGCACCAAAAACTAGTTAATACGGGGATCGACCCCCGCTCTGACGAATATTTCGAGCGAATTGATGCTCGCTTAAGGTCTACGTTCCCTGAAGTTTTCAGTGAAACGCAAGACAAGCCAAAATCCGGCGATAGTTCCAGACGACCTACTTCGGTTGTTGCTCCGGCGACTCGTTCGACTGGAGCACGCAAAGTCCAGTTGACTCCCACGCAGCTTGCGTTGGCGAAGAGATATGGATTAACCCCGCAGCAATACGCTGCTGAAGTAGCAAAACTGGAGAAATCAAATGGCTGAAACAAATAACCGGAACCCTCGTGCTCTTGAGGCACGCGAAAAAACAACTCGTTATGTGTATACACCTGCGAGTGCGCTGCCTGATCCAAACCCTGAACCCGGTATGGTGTTTCGCTGGATTGCGACCCACGTACTAGGCCAATCACAAAACACGAACGTGTCTTCCAAGATGCGTGAAGGTTGGGAGCCGGTCAAAGCAGTCGATTATCCTGAGCTTATGCTTGAGGGTAATGCTACAACTGGCAACGTCGAGATTGGTGGCCTCATGCTTTGCAAGATGCCACGCGAGAAGGCGCAAGCCCGTGATGAGTATTACGCTAAACAAGCGCAAGCACAGATGGAATCTGTTGATAATAGTTTCATGCGAAACAATGACCCCCGCATGCCTCTGTTCGCTGACCGCAAGTCATCGACCAGTCGTGGTGGTGGTTTTGGTTCTGGTTCTAATTAAACTTAGGAGTCCTTAAATGGCATCTACCGCTTCTCCCTACGGCCTTCGTGCCGTCAACCGTAACGACGGCATGGCATATGCTGGCGCTACAACTCAGTTCCTGATTAACCCTGCAGGTCTGGCATCCAACATCTTTAACGGTCAAGTCGTTATCATTAACGCAGCCGGTTACGTCGCTTTGTCTACCGCCACTGGCGAAGACTTGACGACCAACAACCTTGGTGGCGCTAATCTGGGCGCTTTGGGTGTTTTTGTGGGCTGCTCCTACATCAACGCACAAGGTCAACAGATTTACGGCCAGTACTACCCCTCCGGCACAACCGGCGTGGTGACTGCATACGTGATCACTGACCCCAACGTGACGTTCCAAGCCCAACTGGATGGCGTTGCCGACCAGACGGACCTCGGTGCGAACACTTTCTTTGCCGCTGTGCAGAGCACCAGCACTGGTTCTACCCAGACTGGTAACTCGACCAGCGCATTGGAGTCCACCACTGTAACTACAGCCGCAGCGTTCAAGATCATTGGTTTTGCTTCTCCAGTTACCGATGCTTTCCCAGACGTTCTGGTTAAGTTCAACCCCGGCGCTCACGCCTTCACCAACGCCGTTGGCATCTAAGGAGCTAAATCATGGCTATTTCACGCGCACAACTGCTCAAAGAGCTGCTTCCCGGCCTGAACGCCCTGTTCGGTTTGGAGTATGCCCGCTACGGCGAAGAGCACAAA